ATGGAATGAAGTCTTGGATCGTGCATCTAAACAACCAGGTGCCACTGTCCGTAAAAACCGCGATTACCAATTCTGATCCCGCTTATGCCTGCTAAAAGAAAGACTCAATCACCAGTCCCATTTGGGATGTCTAATAGACAAATGAAAAGAAAGAAACCAATCAACGCTGATCTCATGAGATCCGTTGAACCTCTTACCGACAATCAAAAGGAACTTTTCCGTTGCTATCAGAACAACCAAAACCTTGTGGCATATGGTTGTGCTGGTACAGGAAAGACGTTTATCACGCTCTACAACGCTTTGAAAGACGTGATGGACATGAAGACTCCCTACGAGAAGATCTACATCGTCAGATCGCTTGTAGCGACCAGAGAGATTGGATTCTTACCAGGTGACCACGAAGATAAGTCTTCTCTTTACCAGATTCCATATAAGAACATGGTGAAGTACATGTTTGAACTTCCCACTGAGGCAGACTTTGAGATGCTGTATGGTAATCTTAAAACTCAAGGGACGATTTCATTCTGGTCTACGTCTTTCATTCGTGGCACCACATTAGACAATGCTATTGTGATCGTTGACGAGTTCCAAAACTTGAACTATCATGAACTCGATAGTATTATCACAAGAATCGGAGAGAACAGTAAGATCATGTTCTGCGGTGATGCAACTCAGTCAGACCTTTTGAAAGATAAAGAGAGAAACGGTATTGCAGACTTCATGAAGATCTTGCGGATTATGCCATCAGTTGATATTATTGAGTTTGGGGTGGATGATATTGTTCGCTCTGGATTGGTCAAAGAATATTTGCTTGCCAAAATGGAAACAATCTAATGAGTTTTATTCATCATAATTTTCTAGGTGACCTTGAACTAAACAAAAAAGAAACGAATGGCATCCGCTTGTACAATCTTCCTGATGGTCAGTGGGTGCCTTCTATTACGTCTGTAACTTCATTCTACAACCGACAGATCTTTGTTAAGTGGCGTCAGCGTGTAGGTATTGAGGAAGCAAATCGTATTACGAAGAAAGCAACTACTCGCGGAACTGATTTCCACGAGGCAGTTGAAGTGTATATGCGGAACAAAGAAATCAACTGGGATGACTTTCTCCCAGCGACTAAGTTCATGTTCCACCACGCCAAGCCATATCTGGATAAGATAAATAATATACACGCTATAGAAAGGACTCTGTACTCAGAGTATCTTGGATTGGCTGGTAGGGTTGACTGCATTGCAGAGTACGAAGGAGAACTCGCAGTCATTGATTTTAAGACATCAGAAAAGATTAAACCTGAAAAGTGGTTGGAGAACTATTTCGTTCAAGAAATGTTCTACGCTTCTGCATATTACGAACTGACTGGCATCCCCGTTAAAAAACTCATCACTCTCATGGTCACACCTGGTGGTGATGTCAAAGTATTTGACAAACGGAACAAAGGGGACTATATTAAACTTCTAGTTCGTTACATTAAAGAATTTGTACATCACAATACTGGGTCAGAGAATGGAGAATGAACTAGAGAAGGTTTTAGAAAGTAAATTCTTTTGCCCGTCACGCTTCGCACAAGAGATTGAATCACTTGTGATTGAAAACAACGGTATGAACTACATCGATGCTATCGTTCACTTCTGTGATCAGAATAGTATTGATGTTGAGTCAGTTCCTAAACTGTTATCAAAACCGTTGAAAGAGAAGATCAAATATGAAGCGATGGAACTAAACTTTTTGAAGAAGAGTTCGCGAGCAAAATTGCCTCTCTGATTTCATTTTTGCCCAAAAAATTTTCCGGCAAAAAAATCCCTATATTACTTTTTTGATGATGCCGTTTGATGCCTACAGATGCTACTTGTCGATGAAGAATCACTTCACGAAAGACAAGTATGACTATCACAAGTATTGTGGTAAGAGTCGTGCGACTGTTCAGTCTTTCTACAAAAGGAAAGATCGTTTCTGGTTTGAGAAGTTTGCAAGGCAGAAGTCTGACAAAGAGGTAGAAGATTTCTTTGTGTCTA